GAATGCTACTGCAAAGATTAAACAGCAGTGGGGTAACAATATGAAAAAGTTTGGTGGTATACAATTACCTGGCGGTGTTACTCTGAATGGTAAAGAAGTATATGATGAGGCAACCGAAGAACTTGCTAAGATGGAAGAAGATATGTATCAAATGGGTAGCCTGCCAAGCGAAATATTTACAGGTTAAACAGTGCCAGTAAATCTATATTTTAATAATTTTCCCAATGATCAAGTCACTAGTGAGCAGCTATTAGTAGAGGATTTGGTAATAGAAGCTATGCAAATGCATGGCATGGATGTGTATTACATGCCAAGGAGCTCTGGTGACTCTGTTGATATGTTATATGGTGAAGACACCTTAAAACGATATACTGTTGCACATTCAATTGAGATGTACCTTGAAAATGTCACTGGTATGGATGGTGAAGGTGATTTCATGTCTAAGTTTGGACTTGAAATTAGAGATGAGCTTAGTCTATTAGTTTCTCGTAAAAGATTTAAATATACAACTGGTGCATCAAATTTAATTAGGCCAAGAGAAGGTGATTTAGTTTATATACCTCTAATTCAAAACTTTTTTGAAATTACTTTTGTAGAAGAAGAAAACAATCAAGCAATGTTTTACACATTAGGCCGAGGTCGTGGTGGTAATGTTTATGTGTATGCATTGAAGATGAAACAATTTGTATTCTCTGAAGAATATATTGTTACTGGAATTGATGAGATTGATGGTCAAATCAGAGATTCATACAAGAGAGAAAGAATTACAATGGCATCTGGTGGCACAGGAATATTTGAGCAAGATGAAATTGTTTATCAAGGTGGTAGCCTTGCAACTGCAAACGCAAAGGCAACTGTACATTCTTGGGGTATCACAACAAGAAACTTAGATATTATAAGAGTGATGGGCACCTTTGCAAATAATACAATGTCAATTGGTGCAACATCAAACGCAAGATTTATATCCGCAACTGTGCCTAATGACACAGTATTTGATACCGATGTATTTGAAGACATTACAGACAATACATTAATCGAAACAGAAGCAGATGCAATCATTGATTTTTCCGAGCAAAATCCATTTGGTGAAGCATAATGCTAGGTAATGACCATTTTTATAATCGCACCATTCGCAAAGTAGTTGTTGCGTTTGGCACAATGTTCAATGATATTCATCTTGTTAGATATAACAAGGCAGGCACAACTTCATATGAAAAATTTAAGGTGCCTCTTAACTATGGCGCAAAAGAAAAATACATCACCAGAATAAATGCTGATCCAACATTAACAAAATCTATTGCAACAACTGTTCCTAGAATGTCATTTGATATGACCGGAATGTCGTATGATACTGCCAGAAAATTACCATCTACAGTAAGAAATTTTGCAGCTAATAATGCAACAACAGTTAAGACGCAGTTTGTTCCTGTGCCATATGATTTCACATTTTCATTGTCAATCTATGTTAGAAATACAGAAGATGGCACACAAATATTAGAACAAATTTTGCCATTTTTTACACCAGACTTCAATGTAACAATTAATTTTATCCCATCTATGGGTAAAAAATATGATATGCCTGTAATTCTTAATTCTGTGAATACAACTACAGATTATGAAGGCGACATGACAAGCACACGATTGATAACTTGGGATTTAGAATTTACTGCAAAGGCATATATTTGGCCTCCAGTAATAGATGCTGAAGTTATTACACAAGCAAACTCAAGTATTTACGTTGAAACAAGAACAAAAGATGCACAGAAAGTTTATGTAAACTATGCAAATGGAGTTGGTTACTTTGCATCAAACGAAATTGTGAGAGTGTCAGACAAGAACATTTTTGGTGAAGTTTTATATTTCAGTAATAATGCTGTGGGTGCTGCAAATGTAGCAACTCTTATTGTTGGATACTTAAATGATTATCTAAGTGCAAACGATGTTATTGTTGGAGACAAGAGTAATGCAACTTACACAATTACATCCATAGATACTAATCCATTAAAATCTTTATTAATTATTACCAAACCAAATCCAATTAATGCTGAGCCTGATGATGAGTTTGGGTTTTCAGAAACAGTGACAAATTTTCCTAATATAATATGAATAAATTGAATCAAAAATTATCTGAAGTTTTGGATGTAGAACCTATAGAGTTTGAAATTTTACCTGCGGTTGTAAAAACTCCAGTGGAAGATGACTCTGAGTTTGCACGACAAAACATTAGAGATTTAATAGAAAAAGGCAATACTGCAATTGATAGCCTTTTGCATGTTGCCAAAGAATCAGAGCACCCAAGAGCCTATGAAGTTGCCGCTGCATTAATTAAAAATCTATCCGACTTAAATAAAGATTTACTTGAAGTACAGAAAAGAAAAAAAGATTTAACAGGTGAATCACAAAATGCAAAAAACATAAATGTAGATAAGGCAATTTTTGTTGGCTCTACAACAGAACTAGTGAAATTTCTAAAGAATAAGGATAAGTATGCAACAATTGATTGAACAACTTAAAGTAATTTTAGGCACAAATTTTGGTTTGTATTTCAAATCACACACATTTCATTGGAACATTGAAGGTCCAAATTTCAATGACTATCATGTTTTTCTGGATGGATTCTACAATGCAGTTTGGGTAAACACAGATTTGATTGCTGAAAAGATTCGTATGTTAGGCTCTTATGCACCAACAACATTACCTAGAATGTTAGAGTTATCCGATGTACCAGATACAGAAACAATACCAAGCGCTCTTGCGATGATGACTCAATTGAAACAAGATAATGATAGATACATAGTACATCTTCGTGCAGGCATTGTTGCAGCTGACGAAGCAAATGAACCTGCTGTATCAAATTTTCTACAAGATATTTTAGATCAACATCAAAAACAAGCTTGGATGCTAAGAAGTATTACAAAATAAAATGTCAGATTTAGGTGGCGGTTATAATGGTAATGCGAGCTTAAAACGGTTAGGGGTAGAAATATCCTATACCAAAGAACAAATTGCAGAGATAGTAAGATGTTCTGAAGATCCAATTTACTTCATTAAAAATTATGTAAAGATTGTCAATGTGGATAAAGGTCTTATTCCATTTGACATGTGGCCATTTCAAGAAAATATGGTCAACACTTTTCATAATAATAGATTCTGTATTGCTAAGATGCCACGCCAAGTTGGAAAATGTTTGCAACTAAATACTCCTATACGGTTAAGAAACAAAAGAACCGGTGAAATTATTGAAATGACAATAGGGGAGTTTTATGAACAACAGCGTAACCTGTCAAATGTGCGGACAACAAATGAAGGATCTAACTAGTCACATTTTTAGAAAACACAATATCAAAGCTGCACAATATAAAGAATTATATCCAAATATGCCCATTCGGTCTGATGCTTTGTTGAAACTTCAATCAGAACGAATCAAAGGAGACAAGAATCCTGGATATCAACATGGTGGTAAATATTCTCCATTTTCGTTAAATTATATTCACGGCACAGATAATGTTGAAGTAACTAAAAGAAAAGCAAAAGAGAATAAGACAAAAGATAAAGATAACACGCAGATAGAATATTGGTTAAAGAAAACAAGTGGTAATTTAGAAGAAGCCCAAAAGTTATTGTCTCAAAGACAGTCTACATTTTCACTGAAGAAATGTGTTGAAAAACACGGCAAAGAAAACGGCACACAGATTTGGTTGAACCGGCAAGAAAAGTGGCATAAAAATTATAAAAAATCTAATTTCTCTAAAGTATCTCAAGATTTATTTTGGCAAATTGCAGAAAAATTAGGTTCTTTATCCAATGTATATTTCGCTGAGCTAAATGATAACAAAGAAAAAGATTTGTCTGGTAACAACAATGAGCTAAGACTCAGATTAAACGAAAAACTTATTCTGCCTGATTTTATCGACACAAACCTTAACAAGATAATTGAGTTTGATGGTACATATTGGCATAAAGTAAAAAACAAAAACTATAGTTTCGATGACAATCCGGATATAAAAAAACAAAAATTGATTATTGAAAATGGATATACAGTTTTACATATCAATGAGTTTGATTATAATAATGATAAACAAGGAACAGTTGAAAAATGTCTGAACTTTCTGAAATCGTAGACAGAAAGTTTATTGATTCCTTATTGTTGGATGATGAATGGGAAATTGAATCTGATGAAGGTTGGGTTCCAATTACCCACATACATAAAACGGTAGAATATGATGAATGGATCGTAGAGGCCAATGGTGAAAAACTAATCTGTGCCGACACTCATATTTTATTTGATGAAAATCTAAATCAAATTTTTGCAAAAGATTTAGTGTCTAATGTGTCTCATGTCATGTTAAGGAATGGTCCTGCTTTGATTGATAAAGTAATCAAAACAGAAGAAAAGTCCAATATGTTTGATGTGACAGTTGACTCTGATAATCATAGGTTTTATTCAGGTAACTTTTTATCACATAATACAACCACAACTGTAGGTTATATGTTATGGTCAGTATTGTTTAATATTGATTATAAGGTTGCAATCTTAGCAAACAAGGGTTCGTTAGCAAGAGAGATTCTTGGTAGAATTCAATATGCATATGAGTATCTGCCGCTTTGGTTACAACAAGGTATTAAAACTTGGAACAAAGGTAACATTGAACTAGAGAATGGTTCAATGATTTGGGCATATGCGACTTCTGCATCAGGTGTTCGTGGAGGAACATATAACCTCGTTTTTCTTGATGAATTTGCTTTTGTTCAACATAACATGGCTCAAGATTTCTTTACTTCTACTTACCCTGTTATCTCTTCTGGTAAGACTACGAAAGTTATTATTGTTTCGACTCCCAATGGTCTGAACATGTTCTATAAAATGTGGGTGGATGCGATTGAGGGTAGGTCTACTTACAAAACACTTGAAGTGCATTGGTCTCAAGTTCCAGGCAGAGATGAAGAATGGAAGAATGAGACTATCAGAAACACCAGTGAAGAACAGTTTAGGCAAGAATTTGAAACCGAGTTTATCGGGTCATCAGCAACATTGATATCTGGTGCAAAATTAAGAAGTCTTGCATTTCATAATCCATTATCTTCATTTGAAGGCCTTGATATATATGAAGAACCCATTAAAGACCATTTGTATATTGCCACAATTGACTGTGCAGAAGGTGTTGATTTAGACTATTCAACAATCAATGTTATAGATGCAAGTCAAGTGCCATATAAACAGGTGGCTAAATATAGGAATAATAAATTACCTTTGTTGTTCTTTCCAACTGTGATTTTCTCAATTGCAAAGAAGTACAATGAAGCATATGCTCTGGTTGAGACCAACAACATTGGTCAACAAGTTGTCGATATTCTGCACTATGATTTGGAATACGAAAACATATACAAGTTAGAACATCATCATATTAAAGGTCAAAGCATTTCTGGTGGATTTAAAAGGTCTACTAGTTTTGGTATTAAGACCACAAAGACAGTGAAAAAAGTTGGATGTGCTAACTTAAAGACACTGGTGGAAAATGATAAGTTAATTATCAATGACTTTGACACCATTGCCGAAATGAATACCTTCACTAGAAACCGTGACAGTTATGCTGCGGAAGAAGGTAATAATGATGATTTGGTTATGGGGTTAGTTTTGTTTTCTTGGTTAACAGCACAGTCATTCTTTAAAGAATCGACAAACATCGATATTAGAAAGTTGATGTTAGCCGAACAAAACATGCTAAGTGAGGAAGAATTAACACCTGTCGGTATATTTGACGATGGGCGGAAAGAAGAGGTTATTGTAGATGGTAACGACTATTGGTCGGAAAAAGGTTATCATTCCTCAACTTTCTAAATAACTAAATACAGTATAAATTCGAATTTGACTCATACTTTTAAAGGAGAAATCCAATGGCATTTCAGCTATCACCAGGAATAAATGTATCAGAGATAGACCTGACTACAATTGTTCCTTCAGGCGCCACATCAATTGGCGCATTTGCAGGTCCTTTTGCATGGGGCCCAGTTGGTGAAATTATTACAATTTCAGACGAATCAAAACTTGCTGATAGATTTGGCAAACCAGATTCAACAAATTACGAACACTGGTTCTCTGCTGCAAATTTTCTTGCGTATTCAAACAATCTTAAAATTGTTCGGGCTTTTGGTGCCGCAACTAAAAATGCGGTTGCAAACGGCACTTCGGTTCTAATTAAAAATGATGATGACTGGGAAGAAAACTATTCAAGTGGTGCATCTACCTATGGTGAATTTGCTGCTAAATATGCAGGCGCATTAGGCAACTCATTGAAAGTTTCTTTAGCTGATGCAAACACTTATAGTGGGTGGGTATATTCCACTCAATTTACTTCAACTCCAGGAACTTCAGCATATACATCCAATCAAGGTGGTGCAAATGATGAAATTCACATCATTGTTATTGATGAAGATGGTAAAATTTCAGGCACATCAGGTACAGTATTAGAGAAGTTTGGTTTCGTATCAAAAGCTTTAGATGCAAAAGATGATAGTGGCAATTCTTTATATTACAAAAATGTGCTTGCAAGTAAATCAAAATATGTTCGTTGGATGTCACACCCAACTGCAAATGTTGGTGCGAGTTATGCAAATGCAACTTCAACTTGGGGCAATACTGCATCAAATATTTCATTCACAAGACTTACATCCAATGTAACGATTTCTTTTGGTGCCACGGCAGCTGCCGGTGCAGATGGTACTATTGTTGCTGCAAACACGATTACCGCTTACAATTTGTTTAGTAGTGCAGAATCTACTGATATTTCTTTAGTTGTTACTGGTCCAGGCGCAAACACAATTAGTAGTTCACTAATTACTTTGGCAGAAACAAGAAAAGATTGTATCGTATTCTTCTCACCTGCTAAATCAGATTGTGTTGATAATGCTGGTTCAGAGGCTACTGCTTGTGTAACACAGGCTGCAAGTATTGGTTCTTCATCATACGCTTTTATGGATTGCAATTGGAAATATCAATACGATAAGTATTCCGATGTTTACCGTTGGGTGCCATTGAATGGTGATATTGCCGGTCTATGTGCTAAGACAGATATCGAAAAAGACCCTTGGTTCTCTCCAGGCGGATTGAATCGTGGTCAAATTCGCAATGTAGTAAAATTAGCTTGGAATCCAACTAAAACAGAGAGAGATACTCTTTATGTTAAGGGTGTTAATCCTGTTGTTACTTTCCAAGGCGAAGGTACAGTTCTATTTGGCGACAAAACATTGTTATCAAGGCCAAGTGCATTTGATAGAATCAATGTGCGCCGTTTGTTCATTGTGCTTGAGAAATCAATTGCAAGAGCAGCACGATTCTCAATGTTTGAATTTAATGATCAATTCACCAGAGCTCAGTTTATTGCCCTAGTAGAACCATTCTTGCGTGATGTTCAAGGTCGCCGTGGTATCACAGACTTTAGAGTTATCTGTGATGAAACAAATAACACAGGCGAAATAATCGACCGTAATGAATTCATTGGCGACATTTACATTAAACCTGCTCGCTCAATCAACTTTATCCAACTAAACTTTGTTGCGGTGCGCACAGGCGTATCATTCGAAGAAGTCGTTGGAAAGTTCCAATAAATAAGAGAACAGGAGAACTATAATGGCATTTAGCGTAAACGAATTTAGAAGTCAAATGACAGGGGACGGTGCTCGTCCTAATCTCTTTGAAGTTTCTATGCCTTTCCCTTCATTTTCTTCACCAGGAAATGCACAAACAAAGCTTACATTTATGTGTAAGACCGCACAGTTACCAGGATCAACAATAGGCATTGTTCCTGTTAACTACTTCGGTAGAGAATTGAAGTTTGTGGGTAATAGAACCTTTACAGATTGGACAATCAGCGTCATCAACGATGAAGATTTTGTAGTCCGTAATGCATTTGAAAGATGGATGAACGGCATTAATAGTCACAATTTGAATGTTCGCAATCCACTTGCACTTGCACCATTTGGGTACTCAGTTGATTCTGATGTTACACAATTTGGTAAAAAAGGTGACACTATAAAGAGATATCGATTCATAGGTGTATTTCCAACAGATATTACTCCTATCGATGTTGATTGGGGTTCAAATGATACAATTGAAGAGTTTTCTGTAACTCTCAGCTATCAATGGTGGGATGCTGTAGAAACTGGTGTAGTGTAGCGAAAAGGACTTCGGTCCTTTTCCTTTTATAGGATGATATATTAATGGCACTAAAACTTTTTGGTTTTACGTTAGGTAGAGATGATGTTGTTCAGAAACAAAATCCTGAGCAACCATCTTTCGCACTTCCAACAGAGACAATGGATGATGGCGCAGTCACCATCACCCAAAACGCTCACTATGGAACATATGTTGATTTAGAAGGTTCTGTTCGCAATGAAATAGAACTTGTTTCTAGATATCGTGAAATGGCAAATCATCCTGAGTTGGAGATGGCTATTGATGATATTGTCAATGAGGCAATAACACACGATGAATCTGGTAGAACACTAGACATAGTTCTTGACAAATTAAAACAACCAGAATCCATCAAAAAGAAAATTGCAGAAGAGTTTGATAATGTTCTTAAATTATTAAACTTTAGTAATTTAGCAGACGATTTATTTAAGAGATGGTACATTGATGGTAGAATTTACTATCACATTGTTGTCGATGAAGAAAAACCTAAAGAAGGTATTCAAGAGTTAAGATATATTGACCCTCGAAAGATTCGTAAAGTTAGAGAGATTAAAAAGGGCGCAGATCCAAAAACTGGTGCTTTGATTATCAAATCTCTTGCTGAATACTATGTCTACAATGATAGAGGCACAGTAACACAATCATATACCAGTTCAGTAAATGCTGGCTTAAAAATTGCACCTGAATCCATTTTGAATGTGAATTCGGGATTGATGGATGCAAAAAATACATTCGTTATATCTTATATACACAAAGCGATTAAGCCACTTAATCAGTTGAGAATGATTGAAGATGCGGTTGTTATTTACCGTGTTTCAAGAGCACCAGAAAGAAGAGTGTTCTACATTGATGTTGGTAATTTACCAAAAGGTAAAGCCGAACAGTATCTTCGTGATGTGATGATTAAGTATAAGAACAAAATTGTTTATGATGCAGCAACTGGTGAAGTTCGTGATGACCGTATTCCT